TGAATCTCGGTGCCAGCCATGCCCCCAATATTTGCAGACCTGTAAATCTCTTCTATCTTCTTCCCAATTACTATATTGAATATGGCAGTCAATGGTTCAAGAACTGCCGCTGTTAACCAATCAGGTTTTGATTCTGGACGATCAGGATCAAAACCCAATACAGCAGTAGGCCCTACTTCATCAATAACCGTTCCACCAGTAATCTTCCATGGTTTTCTCATCATTGGGAAAGCAGCATAGTTAATAATCTCTTCTCCTTGAGAAAGGTTACGTATAATAGAAGCATCTATCCGAGCAATGTCTACTATATCAGAACGCCCGACACCACGCTCAGAAGTTTTTCCATTATACAACCACACAAAAGGAATTTCTCCTAACGAGTGAGCACCTTCATCCAACTTTTTAGCAGCAGTAGTTCCTGTAGCCTTTTCTCCCTTATCATCAGTAGTGGGTTCTTCCCATACTTCCCAATGATCCAGATACCACAAGCGATATAAACCATCTTCATCATCCTTGAGTTTCAAATAACTCAATCTGGGTCTGTTATACTCATCACGATCATACGTCCAGTCAAGGATTGCCAGTGGTTTGTAAAGGGACAGATAAGGATAGACACCTTTTGCCTTCTCATTGGCTCTATTCTTTAAATCTACTCTTGGCTTATCTACCAATGCTCCACAATGACCTTGAATTGAAGATGCCCTACCTGCTTCTAAAAGAAAGTCATCTAAACTATCATTGTGCAAGTTGCAGTCGTCATCAAATAAATCCCATGACTCATCCTCTGCAAGATCACCAAGCTGTCTCTTGGCAGTTTCCTTAAATAAGTAGAAGTTGAAAAGGTCTACTACAGAAGTAGAATAAGAAAAACCATACGCTTCGTCTATCCTACGATCATAGTTATCATTACTCTCCCTTTCATGACGAAGTACTGCACCAAAAGCAACCAAGGTTCGGGCACCATCATATGCGGATTGCAGGAACCCCCACTCATCCTGATACTTATCATAAGTTGCATGGGTAGTATTCAGGTCATCTATCGTCAAGCTTAGATTGGAAGTATAAGATGGTAGTCCTTCACCTACTCCAGAATAGTCTTTTGTAGCCATTTATCCTTTCCTTGCTTTGTTATAACACTCAATGCAGTGGCTGTCGTTCTCAGGATGACAGCAGTTATAAGTAAAGTCGAAGAAGGTTTTGCTTGTCCAGTGTAGTAGGTCAGCCGAATTAAAATCATTGCCTGGCAATGGAGATGCTTTGATATACATACTTCCCTGCTCATCCCCTAATACTGGCATGCTGGACATTTCATGGGTACCCCTAATTTCATCAAATTCAAACGTTGACTGGGTTAGTATGCTTTCTGGAACTTCAATCGTTCCTTCTACTTCTTCAAAATCCTCAATTGGCTCATCTACTTCTTCGGCATATTCAATAGGATCTTCAATGACTTCTTCAGCCACTACCTTTGATTTGGTTAATTTTTTCTTAGCCATTATTTTATCCCCGCAATCATGGAGAAAATAACTGGTGCAACTCCCTCTTCCGTTACTTTAAACCTTGCCTTTGTAATACCCACTTTCGGAGTATAGGTAACAAGGGAGACCCCTGCCACTTTTCCAGTAACAAGATCAACTGCATTCTCAACGTAATTGTCTCCCGATACCGACTCTTCAACCTCTATTTTTAATGTCCCAATTGTTGCCATAATATTCCTCCTTTCACTAATAAATTAAACTATGCAGAGCTACTGGAGCTTGAAGAACTACTTGAGCTCGACAGTGAACTGCTGGAACTGGATGAAGAGCTGCTCGATGAAGAGCTGCTGGACAACGAACTACTCGAACTTGACGAACTTGAACTTGAACTACTTGACGATGAACTTAAACTACTGCTTGAACTTGAACTGCTCGAACTGCTCGAACTGGATAAAGAACTACTAGACGATGAACTTGAGCTGCTACTGAAACTACTGCTTGAACTAGAACTGGACGAACTGCTCGAACTCGAACTCGATGAACTTAGACTACTACTGCTGGATGATGATGAACTCGATAAATTAACTTCCAAGATAACTCCACCAACAGCTTCTGACAAGTCAATCGGGCTCGAAGTAACTGTTCCGCTCTGAAGTAATGCTTCATCTGTGAATAAGACCTGTTTAGTTACCCGAATGTTTTTGTCTGCCATGACCTACTCCTTTCCTTTCTCGTTGTGGTTAAAATCAGTATTACCACACGTGGGACAGATTGGACTCAAGGAGTATTCCGGCTTCCACGTAAAAATTGAATTGCATTTTATACATGTAAAAGTTTTTGCCATAGTGGTTCCTATATTTAATTCTTACCAATTTGTATAAAGTTCCAACCAACTACACCAGTAAGTATTACATCTTCAGTCCCAAGAATAGTAGTTCTATATTTAGGAAAAGAATCTGCAATCCAGTATGTAAGACCTATTGCTGCTATTTTAACTAGCACTACACTTCCTTTGCTTTGCATTAAAGGACCCATCTCTTTAAGATTCGGATCGTCAATTGCTTTGAAAGACTGGGCACCATCAACAACATTTAAGCCCACAGAAGCCCAGAAGAGTGCTTTGTCTTTTTTACTCCAATTAGTAAAACAACCTTGGAGGAGAACTGATATCACAATAAGCCAACAAGCTAAGGCTATTTTAAGACAGTTCTTCTGGAATCTGGTCTTTGCCATTAACCTCTACCTCTATTTATACGAGTAACCGGAGGAGGAATATATCTTTTATTCTCCATCCGAATTGATTTCTTACATATCTCTTCAAAGAACTTATCTTCATGTAGTAAGTTGATTGGTTTAAGGAAACAATCTGGACAGATAGAAGGCCCATTACTTCCATAACAAGTGTTCATGACAGGTTCGGATACTATAAAATAAGTAGATCCAGTAGAATCTTCACCATAACTACCAGTAGTAGGTTCTGTACTATTAAAATTGGATGTTGCTATCATACTACCCTCTTTGCTTCTTTATATCCCAAATTATCAAACAAAACAAATATTGGATAAACGGTTACCCGAAGAAGTACAATGAAAAAGAAACAGTACTTGCAATGATAAGAACAGTCAAGCCATTTTTTAAAAGGTATCCAACGGTCTAATTTAACAAAAGCAAAGTAGGTAACCCAGTCCCTACTACCAACCAGTGCATGGTGTATCTGAAATATAGGATGCCACCAATTTATAAGTTCTGCAGTCATTGTATCACTACAAGCAGGGCAATCCTCCCACCACCATAATACCCACTTTGGATTTACCCATCTATGATTACAACTACTACACTTAAACTTGGCTCTCATTTTCATTTGCTATCATCCTACCTTCCAGTCTATTCTTAAATGTTTGCCACCACAGTCAGGGCAAGTTATTAAGGAAACGTTATCTTCTTTACTACAGCTTATTCTCCAGATCTTACCACAAGTACTACAGATAGCAATTCCTTTCATTTATACTCCTTATATTCTTTTAAAGACGTTATGAGGACCACTACCTGTCCCACTCACTTTCTTCCTTTCTCCTAATGTCGAACCAATATTCTTGCCTCCTAATGTCGAACCACTACCCTGCTGCGGCATCTTCTTTGATCCAGCTACTTTACCCATGGCATCAGCCTCTTTCTTCTTCTCTTCGGCCATTTCCTTAGCCTTCTGCTGTGCTCTTTCCAGTCTACCGGGATCATCATAAATAATTCTGGCTTGTGAAAGAGTTCTCGCATCATCTTCTGCTTGCCACTCTTTATCCTGTACTGACATTACGGTTGACATAGTTTACCTCCTTTTGCTGCTCGTTCTTATCTCTCTCATAATCCCTGCCCGTATAGAACCCGGCAAAGAAAGCATCCGACATATATCTTTTTGAGCTTTGACCCCAACCGTCCTCTATTTTACCCAACCCATATTCATCAATAGCTTTTAAATATTCTTTATTTGCTATATGGGCTGCTTTTTCATCTTTAGTCATTTTATTACCTCCTCCATTCCCAATACCGAAGAATTGGTAAACAATCACCAGGAGATCCAGGAATAGCTTGTATTGGTTCCGTCCCACATAACCAAATAGGAATATTCCTAAATCCTTTTTCTCGTAACCTTTTTACTATACAGCTTATACATAAAATACCACAGCCTTTCTCGCATCCATCTGGACGGATCTCATCCCACACCCTATCAGGAATTATAGCTTCTATCCAAGCATCTCCTCCATATTCAAGTCCACAATCGTAGCATCCTACTTTTCTCTTCTTTGGCACAACTACTACCCCATTAGTTCTTGTTTGCACCGTTCAAGAAGCCACAAAACGTCCCCACCGTCAGCAATAGAAGAAGCAAAATACTCTTCTCCAGCTTCATCATAACCAATGACTACAACACTTTTTAGTTTTCCCATTGCCCCTTCAAGCACACGATCAGCAGGAATGTCAAGCCTTGTCACACCACCGAGTTGAATTACTTCTCCCATTATTTCTGAACCTCCATAGTACAAGAATCTGGGTAGTTGTTTACTGCCTTACAAAAATCATTAAAATACTTTTCACAAATTTCTGGAGACTCATAGTGATAGTTACCTCTTGCTACTACATCTTTCTTATGTATAAATTTCCAACGCCAGCGGTCTCTATTCTTCACCTTATAAATAACCAGACGGTACATTGCATTTCCTTCTAATTAGCAAACAGATCAATTTCCATCTCCAGAGTACCTACTACAACTTCCTCAAAATGACCTGTTTGTTTAAGAATCAAATCTGCTTCTGCCCAACTACTGGCTTCTACCCTACCACAATATAACTTCCCATCTTTTTCATACTCGGTAAGGTATATCATTTATATTCCTTAAAATTGAGATGCCGCTCCCCGCAACCTGCCAGTTGGATAACACCACCTTGTTGGAAATATTTGCCGATTAATTTTATACTTGCATCATACATAATAGCAATTACCGGGAAGTAAAGACATTTCTCAGCCACGGCATCTTGAAAACATTTATCTCAGTCTAATCCCAAACAAAACCTGAGTATTTTGATTTCTTCTTTGTCGTAAACGACTATTTGTCGGATGATACTTACTACTCTTTGGGGCGGCTATAGAAAGTTTTCCTCCTTTAGCACCCCTCGCTGTCCTTCGAGTAAGTATTTTCATTATTTTCTCATTTTCCCTTCTGGCTTTTTTCTTAGAAGAAGCACCCCGTTGCCATGATTTCTTCTTACTTTTCCTGGCAGCTATTGCATGTCCTGTGCTATCTCCATGCCAACCTTTACCCATGACTACCTCCTATACTTAAAATTCTTTGCCTTACCACCACTCTCTAAATACAGCTTTCCTTTGCTTCTTTGTAAGCTTACTATTAGGACGAATCGATTTTAATACCCGTTTGCTTGCCCCCTTCCTTGCTGCTCTTGCATGTCCTGCTTTGTCACCATGCCAGCCTTTGCCTTTGCCTTTGCCCATAACTACCTCCTATACACCAGTAGAATTAATAATAGCAAATTCCATTACACCTACTTGGTAGCCATTGGATGAAGGGTAGTCATCTTCATAAACAGTAGGGGATAACTTATAACAGTACTCACATAGAAAACGATTTCCCTCCATCTTGGGATTATTCCAACAACACGAACAAAGATCCTTGCCACCATTGCTTTTCAGTTCCCACCTGCCTGAGTACTCCAGCCTTGCCAACTTAAATCTTTTATATTGGACTAATCTACGTTGGTACTCTTCTGCTGTCAAAGAAATCATGGCAAACTCCTTTGTTCAATTGTCAGATATTAATTACTACCTCCCCAATTCATTTAATTTGCACTTCTTATCCATAAACGGAAGGAATCTCCCATCGTATGCCCTACATACAACAGGGCGACTATCATATATTTTACAACCGAAAGTAGTTAGGTTCGGACAAACAGACGGCATAATAACCCACACTACTTCCGGTGTCTCATAAAGTTCGCACCCTCTTGTTTCAAAAAACTTTCTCATCTCATCACTGAACTGAACTGCGTTCACAGACATAGCAAGAGTTTTGCAGCAGTACTGACATTCGATGCATATTTTCTGTGCTTTCTTTTTTAATGACATTTATCTACTACCATCTACGATTAGGTTTTCCTAACAAATATGTTTGTTTTGCTAATTTAGCAGCCCCACGCTTAGACGAGCCTTGCGATCTAAAATGCGAACGAAGTTTCTTAACCACTCTTCCCAATGAAGCCTTACTTCTCTCTTTTCGTAGCTTCGTTCTCGCCCTATCTTGCTTATTTTTAGCAATAATTGCCAGCCTATTGTCTACACCAAGCAACCCTCTTTTCTTTGCCGCTCGCCTATGACCGGCTGAATCTCCATGCCAACCACGTCCTTTACTCATGACTCCCTCCTTTATCTCTTATATGATCCTTTGGCATAACGATTTGCAGGTCGACCAAACATATTCTTTTTCTTTTTCTTTACCCAAACCCTACCACGATTTGACTTACCCAACCTCTTCAAAGCAGCTCTTGCCTTTTTAAGATTTTCTATACTGGCTGCTTTTTGTTTAGCAGTTCTTCTTCCGTACATAATTGAGTACCTTTTTTTATTCGGTGGAGTAGACTTGGGCACCCGATGAACCCTATCGCCTACTCCACCTTAACGGAGGTAAGAAATGAAATGCAACTCACCCACCGGAGTTGCCAACTTATCTTCTTCTGTGTTTCTTTCTTTTAAATACTCCAACCGTAGAAGGAGCTCTCGGTAGTATGCCATCTCTCTTTAAATTATAAACCTTCCCGGCAATGGCAACTGATTTAATATTTATAGGGGTAACAGATCCATATCTACCACCCAAGGCACTTCCAACTAACTTATGGCGCCTTGCCCCCTTTTTTGCAGCTCTACTATGTCCTGCGCTATCTCCATGCCATCCTCTAGCCATTTTATCCTCCTACTTCCAGTACTTACCAACATCTTGGTCGTACTGTTTCTTGACAGGATACTCCTGCCACAAATGATAACCTATGGCATCACTCAAGTGGGTTCTTTCTGGATCAATAGATTTATCTATTTCACCAGAGCCCCCTTCTATAACCACTACTCCCTCAAAGTCGCGGACTGTTTGAGGAGCTTTAGTAGGGTCGACCATCATTCTGATTTCTTTTTTAATATTGAGTAATCTGGAATTGACAGTATTCACTCTGTCTCGTTCTCTTGGGTTACTCAAGGGTACTCGGAAGAATAGACGATCCATTCCAAAATGGCTCCATAATTTTTCTTTTACAAGTTGCCAGTCAGAACCCAGTACTTTAGCAGAACCTTTTGATCCTCCTGTCGAGTCCCCATAGCAAAAAATTCTTCCTTTGTGTTTGCCCCAATCTTGTATCAGTTTATCACAAACCCTTATTGTATTTGAACCACGAGGAATCCATACCTCTCCGATGATACCCGTTCCCCATAATCTTTTATTGGTTTGTCTCTTAGGCATGTATTGCTCCTGACCAATGACTGCTATACCAGGGGCAACGTTAAAGTCGAACATAAAAAGTAAATCTTCTTTGGGATTATAGGTCAGGGAAGCACAATGAGTTTGTTCAGTAAAATTGTAATAGGCTCTACCGGTAAAATTGACAAAGGACGCTTCGTATTCTTGTTGGTAGGTCAGTTCATCTAAATCCCTCTTGGCGGCGATGATCTCACCTTCGGGTAATATATCTGCACTAATCCAATGAAAAGCATCCCATTCAGGTTCTAAGCCATTCTTCATTGCGTGGAGTGCTTGGGCTTGGGCATCTCGATAAAGATCATAGTAATGATTGCGTCCTTCTGGAACTCCTATGAAATCACATCCTCCCAATCTATCTGATAAGGCAGGTCGAATATGCTGAGTCCATGTCCTTGCCTTCATATTAGCATATTCATCAAGGACTCCGTAGTCCCACGGTGTCCCCTCCGCCCTTTCTGGTTTATCCATACCCAAACAATGAATCTCTACTCCATTGATCAAAGATAAAATAAGTTGACTTTCATTTGGGTTTCCCAACAGGAATTCTTTGGGGATAAGAGCTTTCAAATCATGCCAGTAAATTCTTTTGACTTGGTCCCTGGTTGGGGCTGCACAAAATAACCTGGGGTCTGGATAAGGTATGTAATATTGGGGGAGGTCTTTACGATGAGCAAAGAGGGCTTTTAAAACTAACTTCCTTTTGCCCACTATTTCTGTCTTGCCGGAACGTCGACCAGCTGGGACCACTTTGAAACGAGCTTTCGATCTTATTAATCGGATTTGCTCGTCATGGTCTCGCATTGGTGTCCATCTGGGCGTTAGTTCCATTTATTTCCTTTACGACTTTTTCTTTGATTTGAAAATATGTTTAAGACCTGAAAGATCAAGTTTATCCAACCAGCCTTTTTTCAAACGAGCACTATAATAACCAGATCTACGACGTTTTAATTCTAAATCATGCGTAGCCATTAGTTTTTTATGCTTTGCTTTCCTACCTCTTTTCTTTGCAGCTCGAGCATGCCCTGCGCTATCTCCATGCCAACCTTTGCCTTTGCCCATGATATTCTCCGATTCATATATTAATAAACTATCAAACAAAATTTTTTATATCTTAAGGCATTGAATTTATAAAATAATACTCATGATTAATATTGTATTATTAATCTTGGGTATGGCTCCCTTTTTCATTTTGAAATAATGACGTGCGTATTAAATCTAATCTCATCATAAGTTTGTAGTAAAGGATTCGACATTGATGATAGATGATTATTACTTGGGCAATCTTTATCTCTAAAGCCCAGTATACTTTCCAAACGTTCCAGTACACTCGTTTGTTTATATCTATCATCGTTTTTTACCCAATGAATTAAAAAAGACTCTATAAAGCCTCT